GCACTGAAGAGGTGATCAAAAAAGCAGGAACGTGGAAGCCCATCGTAAACGTCTACTCAGGTAACGCGAACATGAATAACTGGGGCCTTGGTAACCACTGCACATATAACACTAAGGCGGGGGTCAAGAATTTTTGGGATGACAACGCGCTGCCCATCAAATCAATCGAAGTAGAGCTCGTTTAAAATCAACCGGCCCCCGAGAGGGGGCCAACCCATACAGGAGAAAGCGACATGCCAAAGAAACATCAAGACAACTACCAGCTGATCACTGACACCATTATCAGCTTGATCGAAACCCACGGCGCCAACTGGACCAAGCCATGGTCCGGCAACGGCGGCTCATCCTCTCGTCCTATCAGCGTCAGCAGTGGCAAGCCGTACCGCGGCTGCAACCCCCTGCTTCTTTGGGCAGCGGGCTTCAGTGACGACCGCTGGGGCACTTACCAAGCATGGCAGGACAAAGGCTGTCAGGTCCGCGCTGGTGAGAAAGGTACTAAAATCACCTTTTTCAAGGCCCTTGACATCAAGGACAAAGAGACTGGCGCCGATGTGACTATTCCCTTCCTGCGCCTGATCTCGGTCTTCAATGCCGAGCAGGTGGAAGGCCTCGAGCCCCGGCAGGTCCCAGAGGCTCCTGAGAGCCCCGCTGAGGCCGACGAGAGAGTCAAGGCTGCCCTCGACTTTGCTTTCGCCACAGGCGCCGATATACGCATCACAGCCGGCTCTGACCGCGCGTTCTACAAGCCGACAGCTGACTACATCGTCGTCCCGGCGATCACGGACTTCGTCGGCACGGCCACCAGCTCAGCACAGGAAGCCTACGCTAGCACCCTGCTGCACGAGCTCGGTCATTGGACTGGCCATCGCACTCGCCTCAATCGTCAGCTGGCTAACTCGTTTGGTTCCGAGGACTATGCCAAGGAAGAGCTGGTAGCCGAGCTGGCCGCGACCTTCCTGTGCAGCGACCTCGAGATTTCCGCCGAGCCCCGCCCTGACCATGCCCAGTACCTTGCGTCATGGCTCAAGGCCCTGAAGAATGACAAGCGCCTGATCGTCCGGGCGTCCAGCCAAGCCCATAAAGCCGTGGATTTTCTCCACGGCCTGCAGGCAAAGCAAGAACAGGAGAGCGCCGCGGAAGCGGCGTGATCCACCTTTTTTCTAATGTGTAGAAAAAAGTGGTTTAAAGTAGTTGACGGCGCCCCCTGACTTCGATTAAGCTACAGTTGTTGTCGGGGGTGGGCCCCGGCCGTATACAGGAGAAAGCAGCATGACTAATTTTGACGCAGTAGGAATAGCCGAGGGCTTCATCGAGGCCGACGAGGAACAGCAGATCGAGGCATGGCAGTATTTGCATGACACGGGACTGGCCTACCAGCTGCAGGGATGGTTCGGCCGGACCGCACAGGACTTGATTGCACAGGGTATTATAAGCGAGTAGAAAAAAGTAGTTTCAAGGTATTGTATTGTTCCCTTGTTATGTTATGATTCGTTTGTAAGTTATTTAATTCATACAGGAGACAGATCATGATTGACTTTAGCGACCTCGAAGACGACTTTGACGCCATCCCTACCACTAGCCCTACTGGCCTCTACGCCAAGACTGAGCAGTATCCCTGCGGCCACTGTGGCGGAACCGGCAAGTATCAGGGCGTTCGCGTCCATCAGGAACGCTCTGACTGCTTCGCCTGCCGCGGCAAGGGCTTCTTCCTGACCTCCGAGGCTGACCGCCGCAAGGCCAAGCTGACTCGTCAGGCCAAGGCCGACGCTGACCGCGCTAAAAAGCGCGAGGCCGGCATCGAGCAGTTGACCGCTGCTCTGGGTGAGCAGGGCTACCAGTGGCTGGCCAACGCAGGCAACTGGTCACAGTTCTACGGCGGCTTGCACAGCAAAGCGCTGCAGTATGGCTCGCTGTCCGACAAACAGTTGGCCTGTGCAGTGAGCGGCTGGGCAAAGCAGCAGGCTCGTGATGCAGAGCGCGCTGCAGCTAAAGCTGCTCGGGAAGCCGACGCCCCGGTGATCGACCTGACCCGCATCCGCGAGCTGTTCGACGCGGCCCTCGAAAGCGGACTGGCAAAGCCTGCACTGGTCATCAACGGCCTGCGCCTGTCTCTGGCCCCTGCCAACGGCAAAAACGCCGGCAGCCTCTACGTCAAGGACAGCGGCGAGTACGCCGGCAAGATCAACGTCTACGGCAAGTTCTTCGCCATCCGCGAGGCCCGCGCTGAGATCGCTCAGGAGCTGCAGGCACTGGCCGCGGACCCTCTGGCGGCGCTCACGGCCCACGGCCACCAGACTGGCCAGTGCAGTTGCTGCGGCAGGCTGCTCACTAACGGGGAGTCCGTCCGCCTCGGCATCGGCCCAATCTGCAGGGGTAGGTGGGGCCTGTAAGGGCCTCACCGAAACCGGTCAGCGATACCTCTTCTTCGAAAGATAAGGCGCCCAAAGTGGCGCCTTTTTTCGTTAATCGAGGCGGTATTTACTACATTACGTTGCATTACATTACCGGAAACTACACCCGTTTTTTGCCATTACACCGAATTTTGACGTAATGAGGCGTAATGGCAACGGGGTGAACGCCTGAAAGGCCCGTGGGACGCGGCTTTCGGGCGTTTTTGCATGGAAATAGGGGGAAAGGTATTACGGCGGGATTTTCGTTGCTGTAGGGGCCTGTATGGCGCTGGAGGCCTTATTTTATGCGGGTTCGAGTGGCATGGACCACGGACCACGGGTCAGATTGAAGCAGAAGCCCTTATAGAGGTGTGATTCAGATAGGAGAGAGTGATTATGTAAAATGAGCTTATAACACCCTATAGACGTAATGATTTGTTTTTTTTCAATACAATTAATAGCTTAGCTATTACGTCAGTATTACGTCTAGTATCTTACTGATGTAATGGTGTAATAGATGTCATTTTCAGATTCATCGCGCGCGGACGAAAAAAGTAGTGAAATGTTTCCCTGTATGAATCACACCTTTATATAAACGCCTGTTATTGACGGTTTTCTGCCTTCCTGCTACCTTTCACCCTTTAATGGAGGTTTTATGCCAAAGACATATGACGAGCTCGTTTCCCTGCCCGGCATCGAGCCGAGAGAGCACTCTGTAGCTACTAGGCACGATGGAAAGGTTGTCCGGGGAGGTTATCCTTTTAGGGCAATGTTAGTGGGAGACTACTTTAAAATTAGAACCCCGGAAGGGGCGCAAAAAGCTCGGGACGCGCTCAAGACATTTTACCGCAATAGGCAGAGTGTTGGACGGCGGTTCACTGTACGCCCGAACTCTGAAGGCATTTGGATTTGCAGGAGGTACAGGTAATGAGCAGAGCATTTAGGTACGACGAGCCAAGTATATTCAGTGTGGCTGATCCTAAAGCCTTGAAAATCACTTTCAACGAATTAGGTACTCGCAGGGCCAAATACCCCTTTGCTGAAATGAGGGTGGGAGACTATTTCGAGGTAAGTCAGTCTTTAGCGGACTCTGCTAGGTCCTCTGCCTGCAACTACGGTAAGAGCGAAGACAAAGAGTTTACTGTGCGCCGGTGTTCGGAAAGGCTAGGCATGTGGATTTGTAGGAGAATGCTGTGAGCAAGCGAATGAAGGAGCTGTTCAACAACGTGCCGGTCAAGTCGGCGAAAATGGACAAAATGGAGGAGCGCTTGGCGCAGCCTGTGAAACCCTTGAAGGAACAAGAGAATGCAGTATCGCCGCAGCAGTGGAAGTTCGTGCAAGAGCTCGTCGCAGGTGACGGGAGCGTCACTTTGAGGGAGGCAGCCATACGGGCAGGCTACCCTGAGAAAAACGCGCAAGCGCAAGCCAATAAGCTCACAGACCCAAAATACTATCCGCAGGTAGTCGCAGCGATTCAGGAATATCGGCGTGAGCTCTCTGCAAAGTACGTGACTAACTTCGACCGGCACATGCGCGATCTGCAGATCATTCGTGACGCCGCTTTAGACGCCGGCAACTACAGCGCCGCCGTGGCGGCCGAGTATCGTCGAGGGCAGGCACTGGGGACCATCTACATCGACCGCAAGGAAATCAGGCACGGCACAATCGACTCGATGAGCAAAGACGAGGTAAGGCGCAAGCTTGAGGAGATTAAAGCTCTGTACGGCGCCCCGCCGCAGACTTTGATTGACGTCACGCCAGATGAGCTCGAAGAAAAGCCTAAAACGATGATTGAGGAGATGCGCGATGGCCAGAGGTCCAGAGAGCCTGTTGCACCAGAAAGTGAAAGAGAACTTGCCGAGAGCGATCATCACGAGACTGGAGAGCCGGGTGGGACTGGGGATACCGGATTGCCTAGTGGGACTGATCGACAGTCGGTTCGTGATGATAGAGCTGAAGGTAGTGAAGAGCGGCCGCAGGGTGAAGCTGAGCCCGCACCAGATAGCCTTCAATCTGAAGCACGGGATGGCAGACCTGCCGGCGTTTATTCTAGTGCTGCACCAGAAGCCCAGTGAGGCACGCCTGCTGCTGTACCACGGCAGGCAGGCGCAGGACCTGATCGCTACAGGCATCGACACTGAGCCCCTTGACGAGTGGCCTTACGATAGTGTCAACTGGGAAGCGTTGCGCGAGCAGTTGGTAAGCGTGTGACATCCTTGGATCGAGAGTTTAGCCCGGCGCTCACACGCCGGGCTTTTTTACGCCAATAGTTGGTGAAATTCGCCAACTATTGGTTAATCTCGCCACTTGCGTTGTATGATAGCTGAGAGCTCGCAGGAGCGTCGTTAGGCGTGAGCCTTCCCTGACCATTGCCTCGAAGAGAACGTGGCGTGAGCGCCCTGTACGTAAACTAGGAAAGGGGGCTCGGCCTGCCCGGCCCCCGGTGGATTTTGGCCCCGAAAACCGCCCCCCGGGCGGCGGCCCATGGCCCGAGGGTGACCATCCCCGGACCGGGGCGACCACAAGATGTAGTGATTTCCCCGGACCGCGGGCCTCGGAAACAGCTAAGTGCTTGATTTTAAACGAATCACTATTTCCGGTAATTATGATTACCGGAAATAGCGGGTCCCTTGGTGCCGATTTAGATGCCCAAATGAGAATCGTTCGCATTTGGGCGGGCCGGGGCCCGCCGGCTGCTCGGCCGCGGCGCTTTAGCCCGATTTCGTATAAATAATTTGGCCCAAAACAGTTTTGCCCTTTTTGTTCCACGTGGAACATCCTTGCAACCCACCCCCTTTTGTTTGAGAATCAATTCGCTAAAAAATTTTTTGCAAATTTTTTTAAAATGGGTTTTGTATGGAAGAGTACAATTACACCCAGTTAATACTGGCAATACTGAAGTACACTCGAGGCCGGTATACCGTAGAAGAGGTCATGGAAACTGTGGCCTTTATCGAGAGCTATGAAGAAGAAGAGCAGGAAGCTGCTATACTCAGCATAGTCAAACAGAAAGAAGAAAAGGAACCGCATGCTACCTAACGCTGCCCCTGAGGACATCGAAGCCGAACGTCTTCGATTAGAGTACCGTCTAGCTATGCTAGAGGGCCAAGAGAAAGCACAAAATACTTTTCTTGGTTTTTCACGCTACGTATGGCCTGAAGCCATCCTGTCTAGCCACCACGAAAAGATGGCCGCGGCGTTTGACCGTATTGCCAACGGCACGTTGAAGCGCTTGATTATCAACATGCCGCCTCGACACACGAAATCTGAATTTGCATCCTACTTGCTTCCGGCCTACATCATGGGCCGTCGTCCAAGCACCAAGATCATTCAGGCAACGCACACCGGCGAGCTCGCTGTCCGCTTCGGCCGTAAAGTGCGTAACCTCATGGACCTTGATAAATACAAAGAAGTATTTCCTGACGTTGCCTTGAAGGCTGATAGTAAAGCCGCCGGAAGGT